GGTAGAAGCTGTTGAGACTGATGGGAGAGTGCATGGTAGAGTGCTAACGCTACGAACTGTTACAGGACGTATGGCACATACATCACCTAACATGGCTCAAGTACCTGCAGTGTACTCTCCCTTTGGTAAAGAGTGTCGGTCCTGTTGGACTGTTCAGAACCCAGAGACACATAGTCTTGTTGGTACTGACGCTTCAGGATTAGAGTTGAGAGGACTTGCCCATTTCATGGATGATCAAAACTTTGTTAATGAGATTCTAAATGGTGATGTACATACAGCTAATCAAAAGATGGCTGGATTACAAAATAGAGATCAGGCAAAGACATTTATCTATGCACTTATGTATGGAGCAGGTGCTGCAAAGATTGGATTAATTGTAGGAGGAGATTCCAAGACAGGAGAAAATTTAATCAGTAAGTTTATGAGTAACATGCCTAAGTTTAATTTATTAAAAAAGAAGTTGACAGAAGCTTCTGAATCTGGCATGATCCGAGGACTAGATGGACGGCTGTTACACATTAGATCACCACATGCATCTCTCAATACCTTGATACAAGGATCAGGTGCAGTGATATGTAAACAATGGCTCGTTCAAATGATGGATAAAATACAAGAGTCAGGAGTAGATGCAAAGCTTGTAGCCAGTGTTCATGACGAGTACCAATTTGAGGTCGCCAATGCCGACACAGAAAAGTTTGGTGAGATCACTAACACTGCTATTAAAGAAGTCCAAGATATCTATGATCTTAAATGTCCACTGGACTCTGAATTTAAGATAGGAAAAAATTGGGCAGAGACGCATTAAAGTTCTTGACAGTTTAAAATAAATATGGTATAAGGATTACACTGAAACAGACATGAAAGGAGATTACATTTATGTCGAACTGTGAAACGAAAGTACTAGCCGCTCTGAAGAAGGGCATGAGAGTAACCCGTAAGACCGCCATTCAACGGGGATGGTGTGAAAATCTTACAGCTACTATTTCTGATCTTCGTAGCAAAGGTTATCCTATTGATACTGTTACAGCTAAACTACCAGAGGGTGGTAGTTACACTCGTTATCGTTTGAATGAATTAGCAGCAGCAAGCTAGAGGAGTATAGTATGGCTGATTATAAACACAATATCATTTCTGGTACTGCCTTTTGGGCATCTGTCGTAGCCCCTAACACCACCTTCGATGCTGATGGTGTATGGGAAGTCAATGTCTGTAATCTAGACGATGAGGCTAAAGCCACTTTAGAAGCAGACGGTATCGCCATCCGTAACAAGGGTGACGAGAAAGGAGATTACGTCCAGATCAAGCGTAAGGTCAGGCGTAATGATGGTGGAGTAAATACTGCACCAAAGGTCGTTGATTCCAATAATTCCCCCATGCATAATACCCTTATTGGAAACGGCTCCCTCGTTAATGTTAAGTATCGAGCTTACGATTGGAAGTTCGGTAATAAGACGGGAGTCGGTGCCGACCTTGTAGCTCTCCAAGTAGTAGACTTGGTTGAGTATCAACAGGCAGGAGGTTCGGATTTTGCTCCTGTCTCTGGTGGATATGCTTCTTCGGAAGACGATATCCCGTTCCCCTCTAACTAATGGAGATGGGCAGGACTCTTCGGAGTCCTGTCCTAACCATCCATGGAAAATATAAACACTTTAGTAGAGGATATCTATGATCTTTTTTCTGAAGATCATGAGACTAGAAGATCAAAACAAGATATAGAAAAAGCAGCTAAGAAAGCTGGTAGAAATATAGCAAATCTTTTGATTAAGTCTCTTGAAGAACGAAAAGAAAAAAGACCAGCTACTCTACGATTATCTAATGTAGGCAAGCCAAAGAGACAACTCTGGTATCAGCTTACTCAAGCAGAAGGAGAGAGTACACTTAAACCTTATGACTATATTAAGTTTATGTATGGTCATATGATAGAAGAGCTTGTATTGTTTCTTGCCTTTGCTTCAGGACATTCTGTTACAGATCAACAGAAGAGAGTAAAGATAGGTGGTGTGACAGGACATAAGGACTGTAAGATTGATGATGTTACCGTAGACGTTAAGAGTGCATCAGCTTATGCATTTAAAAAGTTTAAAGAAGGTACACTATCTTCCGATGATCCGTTTGGTTACATCAGTCAACTCTCTGCGTATGCCAAAGCAAACAATGAAAAGGAGGCAGCATTCTTAGCTATTGATAAACAAAGTGGTGAGATAACCCTATTACCTTTACATCAGATGGAGTTTGATGATGTCGAAACTACGATTAAAGACATTAAAAAATCCTTGGAGAACAAAGAACCCCC